CTTCTTAGGAGGAGAAGGCTTCTTAGGAGGCGTCTTCTTAGGAGGAGAAGGCTTCTTAGGAGGCGTCTTCTTAGGAGGAGAAGGCTTCTTAGGAGGCGTCTTCTTGGGAAGCGTCTTCTTGGGAGGAACTGGTTTGCCACTGCCTTGTCCCTTACGTCCACGGCCAAGAACAACTCCAGGAGGCGTCTTCTTTGGAGGAGCCTTTGGAATCACTGGCCTTGGCGGTCTAACAGGCCCAACAGTTATCTTGGGAGGAGTTCTCTTAGGAGGAACAGGCTTCTTAGGAGGAGCCTTCTTAGGGGGTGGTAGCATGCCATCAAATGTAAATTCTTTAGGCTTTCCCGTTGTCAAATCAATAGGCGTGGGCATTGCTTGAATGCCAGACGTGCCTGGGGAGCGTTTCGGCATAGGGGGCTGATACATACGATTACCCGTTATAGGGTCGTCGTAGTATTCCCCTCCAGGCGTTACCCCTTCAGGCGTTACCCCTTCAGGCAGCGATATCTCTGATGCTTCTCCTCCAGCAGCTTCTCGCACTTGATCAACAAGTTTTTCTAGCAAGCCGCTTGGAGGTGGCGTTACTGCTGCTGGAGGTGGCGTTATCACTGCTGGAGCAGAAGATAACCTTAAATCTTCTTTCGATGAGGTAGGGTCAAAGGTGCCTATATTTACATCAATCTTTGCGGTGGGATCTTCCCGCTGTTGATCCATTGCCACAATCACTTCTGGTGGCAAATTGCTGTCTGTCGCTCGCAGAAGAACATCTATTCCATAATCACTAGCGTCTCCGGGTATTGGAGGCGGGGGCGGACTAGGCCGGTCAGGTGTTGGCCCTGGGTAATAACCTGTTGGACCTTCAGTATCTGTGTATTTCAATCCTGCTTGAAAATCACTGCCTGGTGCTGTTGGCGCTGTTGGAGACTCACCCCTTAAATCAGGGTCAGTTATAGGCGGTGGTGGAGGAGGCGCTGGTGCAAATATTGGTTCAGGCTCTGGTGCCGGTTGCGGAGGCAACACAATCGGATCAGGCTGTGGTGCCCTCTCCTTTGAGGGGTTTAAGCCAGCATATTGCATCAGCGGGGTTGTCGGCATTGCCACGCCGTATCCACCAAACTGCGTTTGAGGCGCAGCAATAGAAGATGTCCCAGCACCAGCAAAGGGAATCACTGGGCCTGGCGGTCTAACAGGCCCAACAGTTATAGGCGGTCTAGGACGCTCCATACCTGCTTGAGCTCGCCTAAGTATCTCTATCTCTAGATCACTTAGCATTTGTGGTCTAACAGCCATTAAAACGGCCCTTGGTATAGAGGATCTCGCCTACGCATCAATTGTTCTCGGCCAGTTATCGCTCTGGGCATGGGAGGCCTTGCATTTTGTTGCTGCTGCATTCTCTCTTGAATTGCTTGTAATTGACCTAATGCACCTTGATCTTGACCTCTGCTTTGCTGATATCGTTGAAGCAGACCTTGGTATTGAGGAGAACTTATCTCCCTATTAAAACTTTGTAGTAGTGGAGAAACGGACACGGGTTGCTGCATCGACCTGTCCATCGGCCTGCCCGTCAGACGGTCCATCGGCGGCTCCTGAATTAAGCCTCGTCTTTCTAAGCCACCAGCCTGGGATAACTGACCGTCTCCCGGCTCTCTCCGATAACTGGCTATCTGGGCCACTCGATCCGCCTCCAACATGTCTTTTAAGGAGTTACTGCCTCCTGGCCTTACAGGTGGACCTATGCGCATTTCACGGTTATTTAGGGGCGTATAAGGCTGCTGCCCGCCTCCCAAACCACCAGTACTTCTTAATTCTTTAAAGAAATCATCCATACCAGGGGGGGGGTTGTTTGGATCATGCCCCTCAGGATGCCAAGAAATTGGCCCTTTCGGTGGTCCATACTCGCTTCCCGGCCTACTCGGCACCGGAAGCGGCACATTATCTTCGTAACCCGGTCTACCTCTTGGATCAGGAGGCATAGGCTGAGGGAAACCTCCCCGCCTTAAAGGTCCATCGGGGCGTGGCCTCCTTGTTGGAGGCATAGGCTGAGGGAAACCTCCCATATAAGGCTGGGGTCGAGGCTGCGGCATTCCGAACCCGCCTCCAAATCCTCCTCCAAATCTCCCGCCAAACTGGAACGGGGAAGGACCACTAACCTGAAGGCCGGGGAATCGTTGTGAGGGAAACCCACCCATGCCCATACCAAAGCCACCCCCGAACTGAGGGGGTTGCATGCCAAAACCTCCACCGAACCCAGGCTGCATTCCAAAGCCAAAGCCGGGTTGTTGCATGCCGAATCCACCGCCGAACTGAGGAGGCTGCATCCCGAATCCGCCTCCGAACCCACCAAAGCTGGGTTGCTGCATACCAAAGCGCGGCTGCTGCATCCCAAAACCACCGCCAAAGTTGGGCTGTTGCATTCCAAATTGCTGAGGCTGTTGCATGCCGAACTGGGGCTGCTGCATGCCTCGCCCCATTGCTTGCCCAAACGGGCTCTGCTGAGGGGTATACTGCTGTTGAGAGAAAGGCGTCACGTTGAGGCCGGGGTAGTTCATTAGAAGATTCCTCTGAACTTCTTACCACGGAGGGCTGCACCACCACCACGCATCTCACCTGCGCCAAACGGCTTAGAGGATGTCGGCGTTGCAATGGTTTCGCTCTTTGCGTAATTAACCGTGCCTTGGTCCTTTACCGTTGTCTTGCTGTCTGAGACCTTAGGATCTTTAAAGGATGTTTGACGCTTAATCGGATTCATCTACTTTTCCTCTGTATTACTGCCTAGGCCCAAAAAAAGTTTTTGCCATTTCTTCAGCAGTCTTAGCCATCTGTTGCTGGCGAGATAATTCAATTCGATCTTGTGCAGTATCGTTCCTCATCCCAGCAATCGCAACCTGTGCGCCTAACCTTTCATCAGCAATGTCTTCCTGTTGGTCTAAACGCTGCTGCTCAAGATCAATCCTTTGCTGCGCTTCCTGCGCCTTACGATCGACATCTGCCGCCTTAATCTCCAGTTCTTCCTGCCTCAATCCGACCAGCGGGTCATCTTGATTGGGCATTTCAAACTGCGGAGCAAGGTCTTCAAGAATCTGAGTGGTCATCTGCGCCACCTTATCTTCTACCACCAACTGCATCTGTTGCTGCATCTGTTGCATCTGTTGTTGCATTTGTTGTGCTTGCTGCTGCATCGCAGGGTCAGACATCGCTTGCTGCTGAATCATCTGAATCTGCTGCTGCATATTGGTGACTTCAGGTGATTGCATCGCCATCTCTCTCGCCTTGAAGTCTACATGCTGGTAGATATGCGCTTGAATCAAAGAAGCTACCTGTTGTTGTCCCGGGGGTGCCCCTTGCACCACGGCGGTCTTATACAACTGCAGGTGGGCAGCAATATGAGCATCATGGTCTTGGTCTTGAAACGCTTGAGCCGGTTGCCCTTGTAGGAATCCTGCATTCTCCATTGATGGAGGTGTGGGCTGAGGCTGCGGTGGGGGCGGTAGAATCTGTTCGACTTGCTGTACGCCCATGGCTTCGTACATTCGACGGTATGCATTGTACATACCCATCGGCCCGTGGATCTGCGGGTTCGCTTGGACCATCTTGAGCATTTCTTGGGCCATCATGACCCGTTGGCTCATTGAGAATATGTTGGGATCAGAGACCGGCAAGATATCAATACGATCATCAAAGTCAGTCACCATTAATTGCTGCTGACCATTGGCAATCATGTAGGGGTACGCCTTGATGGGCGACTCCTTAATGACCCGCGCCAGCAGGTTAAATTCCACTTTTTGCGAATAGTGCAAACGCTTATGGATGGCGCTCATGACCCGACTGCCACGTTCTAATAACGCGATCGTCGTACCTACAGGAGCTTGCTGATTGCCATCGCCTACCTGCATATCGGCAATGCTTGCAAACCGTTTGCCTGACTCTACTAACATGCCGAGCAGCTGCAGCAGTGTCCCGCTGGGCTCCTTGAATGGCAGGGGCATCAACGCATCCCGCAAAGACCCACCGGGGGCATCCATGTCGCGGAACTCCCCTGGCTGCAGCGGGGTGTCGTCATCCCTGATTCGGATGCCTCGAGCCTTAAAGCCAGCAGGCAGATTGGCCAGAGTTCCTGCATCAATCAACTGTCGCAAGATGGAAGTCGAGGCTTTCGACAACCCGCCAATCATGTGCGTCAGGCCAAAGCCATAGAAGCCCACCCCGGGCAAGAACTTGTAATGTACAAAATAATCTATGCGCTTCCGCATAGGATCGTTCTGCAGGTAGTTCCTGCGGATAGACAAGACCCGAGATTGTTTGGGCAGAATAGTGACGATGTACGGCAGCTTGATGCCTGTCTCCTCACCCTCCATGTCCATGTCTTCAAACCCAGGCAGGTCAAGATCTATGTGGATTTCATACAGTTCTGACTCGTAATCACCACCACCAGAGGGCTTTACGCCTTGGAGATCATCAATCTCTTCCTCGACTTCATCGTACCCTTCATCGTCAGAGCCACGGTTAGAAATCGGCCCTTTCTTGTAGAACCCTATCTGCTGGAGCTTCTTCACCTCGTTTGTGGGCATATCCACTACGTGCGTAATGCGTACAGCACTTTCCAAACTTGACGTACCGTAAGGCACAATCAGCTTTTCAGAAGGGATAAACCGCGAGACAGGTCGCCCCAGCGATTGGTCAAAATGGACTTTGCGGAACGCGCTGCCTGACAGCGGTAAATAAAACAACATCTGGTCTGTTTCAGGATCGTACTCGCGCATCTCCTGCATCAGCAGATAGTTCATGTACTCCTGAACACGCGCAGCTTGCAAGTCTGTATCCGGCGTGCCCATACCGATCGTCTGTGCCTTGACGGGTCCACCGGGGGGTAGCAATTCTTTGTATGCAGATGCTTGAAACTGTGTGACTGATTCAGCCAATAACGGATGAATCACACCAGAGGCACCATCAAAGGGCTCTGTCCGGTCCTCAAACTTCATGCCTAAGAACTCAAGACCTTCCTTGTATTGGTCCATCCATTCTTTGCGTGACGATTTGTCATCATCGATGTCTGCTATGCAGTCGCTGAACACACGGCCTAAATCGCCGTCTTCCATCATCTCTGCAAGGTTGTCGTTGAAGCCACCAGCAGGCATATCGCCCATCATGTCTTCAGGGCCAAAGACCATCGTTCCGTCTTCTAGCGTTTGAACTTCTTCGTCGTCAATGAACTGATCGTCTTGGCCCTCTACCCCGACAACGAGTTCTTTTGATGAGTCCTCAATATTGAGTTCATCTATGTCAACGTCATCGACGCCTCGTTCAATCGCCATGGGCTACTCTTTGTCTGCGTACAGGTTGTCAAAGATTCTATTTACATCCAACGTATAATCCAAGTCAGATTTACTATAGTGAATATGCTGCGACGGCTTAAAATCCGGGGCTCCCTCGCCTAGCTCAAACCAAGCAGGGTGGGTAACCCTTACCCTGTTATTGGGCAGCGCCACAATATTCCCCGTCCATGGGCCTGCATCCAACAACTCCATCACATGCGATTGCTTGTGTTGAGCAGGATCATCAGCGATTTCATTCTCTGCATAATCCACGGTGAACAAGTATTTTGCGGG